ATAACGCAGTTTATCAGCCCGTTTTCAATGTCCTTAATCATGTTCTGGAAACTCGGTCTTTGGAAATTCGTACCAGAGTACCCATCGTCTGAGTAAACGCTGTCTTTGATACAATTTGATTTTGACCTTAAACATTTTGATTTTTCTATACTTTTTGATTTTGCCTTGTAAGGAGAGGGTTCAAATTGAAAAAGCCTATAAAAAATCCTGCGGTACTCCCATGTCCGCAGGATTTTTACATTTTTATTTACATCCCGTTTTAAATGTATTGTAGATATTTCATTTGAATCTGATTCCTCATACATAGCTTATAACAGGGGTTTATTGGATTTATTTATATTTCCGTAGTATATTTTTCGCCAAAAGTTTCTGTACAAAAAAGAATGAATTATTCTTTCTTAATAATCCTACTTTTTAGATTACAACCTTAATTTCCACTTTTCTTCTATACAATTCTTTTCAAATCTTATTGTTGCGCTTTTGATTCTTTCCTGTAAAGAATTTCCTACTCCTTTTGTGATTACTCCAATTTCCTGGGGAAGAAGATAATTTTTATAGGTATAATCTGTTGAGTAATAATACTGATTGCTATTTTCATCATCTGTAATGTTATTTTCTATATGTTGAAATGTTATGGATGTATCATCTTCAGTAATAATTCTAGGGTTTTCAACAGGATATCTGACTGATGCCCTCAACTTCAATCCATCGGGAACAGATAACAAATTTATCCCTATATCATCAGACAAATTTGTTATCTCTTTGTCCATGTCTGCATACAGTGTACGCATAATTCCATCGTAATGCCCAGACGTTCTATATTTTCCGTACATACCCTCAATTTGTCCATTGATAATATTCATAATCAAAGTATATAAGTTTCTAACACCATTTTTACTTATCTGCAATGCATAAGATGTATTTCTATGACAATAGTTTATATCATAATTGCCAGAATTATAATTAACATTGCTTAAATTATGTTGAATACCATTCCTAATAATTTTAAAAATTCTATAACAGTTTTTTTCAATTAACTCTATGGGTGTGTTTTCAGGTAAATTGTTATAATGATCTCTAAATGATGCCCCCTCCGTAAGGTGATATGCATTTTCTAGATAACCATCAAACACAGTAAAAAAAAGCAAATTTCCAGCAACCCATGCTTCTGACAAGGACGACTTACTGTACATACAATCATATAAACTCATATGACTTGTATGTACTTCATTTCCATCTTCATCTATCTCGCATGTTATCGGTCTTATCTCAATGTTAAGAAAATCCAAATCAGACATATTGGACTCCAAAATAACTTTAATGATTGAGTTGATACATTTCTGATCCATCATAGTGTTTAGTTTTCTCCTTTCTGTTTATACATCGCTCTTTCGTTTAGAGCTATACTTTGTTGAAGCACGATGCTTTCCATTTTCATCCTGGATAATATTGCATCTTCTCATTTTCTCATTTTGTACTACCTCGAAAATTTCTTTTGATATAATTTCGGGATGCTTTTGTATCATAACATACTTTTCTGTTTCACCGTTATTATTAATACGTTTTCTATTCGGATATCCAGTAGTCAAAGTTTTAAATATAATGACATTTCCTGTGTATTTTTCATTACTTAGCATTTTGTCTATTGTTCTGTTATACCAAGTTGGTTTTCCAGATGGTGAAAGTATTTGTCTATTTTCAAGTTCTTTCTTTATTCCAACAATGCTTGCACCCTGTAAATAATATTGAAAAATGAATTGTACTATTTTCGCTTCTTCAGCTACAATAGTAAGATTTCCTTCCTCATCGTGGCAATATCCATAGCACTTTCGATTATATAGTGCTGATGTACCATCCATAGCTTTTTTCTTAATACTCCAGTATACATTTTGACTTCGATTTTCATTTTCTTCCTGTGCTATCGCTTCTAATAAAGAAATCATTAATTCACTCGTACTATCCCCCTGTACTAATCAAATCATCATCAAAAATGATTTTAATTCCGCATGATATAAGTTTCCGAATAATCTTTAAGGTTTCGGCAGTATTCCGTCCAAATCTTCCAATATTTTTTGTAATAATGATATCCAATAATCCGCTTTCGCAATCATCTATCATTCTTTGAAATTCTGGTCGTGAATTTACCTCTAAACCAGATTGAAAGTCAATGTACACATCCGATAATCTCCAACGCATATTTTTACTCACTTTTTTTGTGAGTCCAGACACTTGATTAGAAAGGCTTTTTAACTGTTCCTGATTATGTGTACTAACCCTGCAATAAATTGCAACTTTTTCGTACATTTTAGGAATCACTGGTGAAAAAGTAGCCTTATTAATCCTTTTCTCTTGTTCCATGATACCTCTCTTCTAATATTTAATCTACTTCGCATTAATTTTCATTATCCAAAAGTACCATAAATGGTGTATACAATATACCTTCTCTATTTGCAAATTGCTCTGGATTCCAATTTTGATTTAATTGTGTGATTATTTCTTGATTATTTGAATAAATATGCAATTTTTCATCAAAATCAAAGCCCTTATCTTTCAAACTATTTAACATCCACTCTTTATCACTCAATAGATTAAATATATTATTCTCCAATAGTCCCTGATCTTTTTTCAGGTTATAGTATCGTTTAAGAGCATTAAATGTCTTGTCAAAAACATCCATTGGGAATATATTTGTAACTCGTATTTGCTCAATTTCATCACTAAACTGAGATAATCCATCTTCTGGAAACAATACTTTTCCCTCATCAAATTCATCAAAAATACGATTGCTTAATTCTGGTGTTCTATCAAAATAACATTTTGTATAGCCCATCGTTGAAAGCATTGATTGGCTCCAACACCGAGAAGTTATATCTGTATCGATATAATACCCACGTTGTTTATGACACCTGCAAAATGGTTGGTATCCTATTATTTTTGCAAAATTATCTTCTCCGAAATAAAGGACAGCTTGTGTTCCTAATTCGTTTAAATCATCTTCAATAATTGGACGATACTTATTATTTCCGATATGTTTACAACATGCAAAGAAAAGAGCAACTTTTACATCATCTGTCACATCAAGAAATTGTGTATCTAATCCATAGTGTTGAGCAATTACTCCAGCAAGTGGTGCTCCAAAAGGAAACTCAACATACTGCCGAAATAATGTCAAAAAACAATGAAAACAAATAATTCTCATTTGACCTATAAAAAACTGAATATACTTGTCTTCTTCACGATAACACCTTGTATTATGAATAAATCGACCAAGGGAAGAGTAACCAGATGTTTCTCCATAATCACAAATTTCTCCTCTATACAATTCTGGAAATAAAATCGAAGCTGGTGCCCCCATATTTCCATAGTAGCACCTTGGTGTTCCATCATCATCACTTAATGCAAATCCTGAAATATAGGACTCCATTACCAATCCTGCATAATCTTCAAAAATCTTAAAATCATCAGGAATAGGAATGTTATCCAATTCCTCTTTTGTCTTTGCAGTATATTGCTTTCTTCTTGTTTCAGTAGCTCGTTCTATTCTTCTAATTTTTTCATCTCTGTCACTAAGTATTTTTTCTAATAAAACTGGACAAATATAGTTTCTTCCATTTACGGATTTTATACTTAATTCGTTTCTATCCATCCTTACCTCCATAATTGTTTGTATCTTTTAAATATAAATTTAGTGTCAGAATCTAATTCTCTTACCAAATTTTCTAAATTTAATCTATTATACTTTGTTTTATAAATTTAACTTTATTTTTATAATATTACAAAACATCTATATTTTCAATGAATTTCGTCAAAGTTATATTTAATCTACTCAAAATCTATGTAAATGGTGTCTTTGATACAATTCGATTTTTCTATACTTTTTGATTTTTCTTCGCAGTGGGAGGGTTACAAAACATCTATATTTTCAATGAATTTCGTCAAAGTTATATTTAATCTACTCAAAATATATGTAAATGGTGTCTTTGATACAATTCGATTTTTCTATACTTTTTGATTTTTCTTCGCAGTGGGAGGGTTCAAATTTAGAAAAATAGCAAAATAGCAAGGTAGAAATTTTTATAACTTTGTGGTATCATGTATTCAATAAATACAAATTTTATGGAAGGAACGTATCATGGGAATTTCAAGACCTTTTTATCGAATTACACGCCCAAAAGCATTTATACCTGATTATGTATTAGATAAAAGATATGCTTCAGATCGTTTACAGCTTAGCAGAGCCTATATAAACATCGAAAAAGAGCTACGCTCCATATTCAATTTTATTGAACCTGATGAAAAAAACAAAGATGTCTTCTCATTTGAATTATACAGCCTTTTGCTTCGCTCTTGTACAGAAGTTGAACTAAATTGCAAACAAATAATGGAGGCTAATGGAGCGAATCCACAAGGGCATTTTTTTACTATGACTGATTATAAAAAATTAGAAAAATCCTCTCTACTGTCTAAATACACTGCAACATTTTCAAATTGGAGACAACGAAATACAACATCACAAGAACTGGAGTATACAAGAAAAGAGTTTTGCCCATTTGCTAATTTTGATACATCTATTTGGAAATCACCAGATTGGTATGACGCATACAATAAAGTAAAACATAATCGAGAGGAAAATCTTGAAATGGCCAGTTTAGAAAATTGTATGAATGCTGTGGCTGGTATTTTGATACTTCTTTATTCTCAATTTGGCTCTTGTTGTATTGAAACATATGGGACTAATGGATTATGTTTGCGAAATTTAAACAATTATGATCGCAATTTTGATGCAGATGTTATTTTTGAAATTCATCCACCTCAAATTAGTGATTGGCCAAGTTCAGAATTATATGATTTCAAATGGAATAACATTAAAGATAATAACCCATTCGATAAATTTCCTTTCTAAGTTAAGAAAAAACACGAAAAATCTTAGCTTGCAAAGCAAGAAGGGGCTGTTGGAAAATAGATAGCCTATTCCAAGAGGGCGGTAACCCATACAAATTATCGGTTTAAAAACGCAGAAAAAATGGCATTTTCTATCTGCAATTATTTGTTACGTGTAGTTTAATACTGTAAATCTCATCGGTGTTGAGTATATAAACCCAAAATTGGCAAAACTTTAATTTTATCAGGGGTTCTTAATATCAGGATTAAAAATGGTCAAAGAACGATATATTAACCGACATCCTCTTACACTTTTATCTCCGTCCCATCCTTAAAAGTAAAGCGGATATCTTCCTTTTCGAAAACTGTCATATATTCAATCAAGCTATACCATAAATCCTCATCAAATTCTGTAACCATCTCTTTCTGCTTTTGCAGTCCATCAAGGAACAAGTCTATTTTTTTCTCTGTGTGACTGTTTTTCTGTAATAGCATAGCTTATTTCATCCAGACGACCCTGCACATTATCTAACCACCTCGCCAGTCCGTCATATCTTTTCTAATATTCTATCTGAATTTCCTACCAAGAGTTATTCTATGCTTTTATATCTTTGTTAAATTTGTAAGTTTTAAACTCTTTATCTTATAAAGTTTTCAAGGATTTTGTGTTGCTATTTTGTTGCTAATTAAATTTTATTACATTTAACTATAAATAACTATATTGGACTTAAAAATATCACCTGTAAAAATAAAAAGGATGTCATGTTTGTTATGTGACATCCATTTTATATTCAATAATAATCACTATCTTTAGATAATATCTGCCATTTCTTATATGTACAACATTCATGTCTTTTGCTCATTGAACTAGAACATACACTACTAAACTGGTTAATGGCTACTGGTGTCAACGCCATTAAGCGAGCTTATACCATTTCTACGAAACAAGAAGAATGGCTGGATCATTATTTACCAGAATGTGTCAATGCCCTCCAACGGGCTTACTCCATTTCTACAATGTCCTTGAGTGTGGGCAGTTTTCTCAACAAAAACGTGTCAATGCCCTTTAACGGGCTACGTCCATTTCTACCCCTGCCCTTCTGGAAGCCCCTGTTTATAAGGGTTTGAAAGGTGCATTTTCCCCAAGATTTTTTAAATTGTTACATTTTATAGTTTAAAAATACCACACATATATATTATTCATCTAAAAGATACCATCCTCTAACCATTTAATATTTGAAATAATAAATTCACCATTTGTTTTCCCAACAAATATTCCATCACTGACTTTCTTCTATGAAAACAGCCACTAATATATATACAATTTTCCGCAATAAGTAATTTATCAAATATTTTTAACACATTTTGTAAACGGACATAATATTTTTTACGTACTTTTATTTCAAATATTTCATTTGAACATTCCTCCAACGCAAAAACCAAATCATCTTTTAAAATAAGCCCACCATGAATAAAACAACATGATTCTGCATATTCACTCTTAATTAATGAATATTCTGTATCAGAAAAACCACATTTAAAAACTTTTTTATGCATTTCCCTAAAAACATTTTCTGTAACATGATTATCTTTAATCGTTATTAACATGATAACTCGCATATAATTTTCTATTATAGAACGTTCATTTAAATACATATACCTTTTCTCATTCTTTATAATGCTCAAAATAAGATAATATAAATCTGAAATCAAAACTTCAAAAAAATATTTATACTTTCCTCCCATATATAAATACTTAAAATAAACTATATGTTTAGCAATAAATGAAAAAAAATCTCTATCACTTTGACAAAAATCAAAATTAATGATTTGAGATTCTTTCTTAATTTCTAAAATAAAATCATTAATGTTTATTTTAATCTTATTTATTTCTTGAGTGGTCATATCATCTATCATAATTACTCACATCCATCTATCAAAATCATTTCTTATTTTTTTAACATCTCCACCTCTTAATTCTTCAATTTTTAGTTCTATAAATTTGTATAGCCTTTTTTTATACAAAGTTTCTTCTTTATCCATAGAAACTATTACTCTTGTTACTCTTGCAACAATCAAAGTACGAGATTTAAATAAATATGCTTTAAGTTCCATTCCAAAAATATCTTTTAAAAAATTCTCTATATCTGTATTTTTTGAAAATACTTCCTTAGACAATATTAATTCTGATATAATTCCTATAATTTTATATTTAGGAACTGTTTTATTTTTCAATTCATTTCTATATAAAATTAAATTTTTATACATATTCTACTCTTCGTTCCTCTCAATTCTCTCCAAAAGTTCTAAACTAATTGCTTCAATATCTTCTTTTGAAGCTTTATATTTAGTTGGAATGGTCCCAGCACTACCATATTGGATGTTATTCACTATAGATGTCTTCGCAGAAAAAATTTCTATATCGTTCACTGCCTTTTTACTTTCAAAATTTTCTCTTATTTTTTCTTGTTTTGCAGAAGATTTTACCATTGTATATACCAACCCAATACATTTCAAATCCAATTTTTCTTCACGTATTAAGTTTTTAACTGCCTTTTGCAATGAATCGATTCCTACAATAGAATATCTATCAATTTTATTAGGAATTAAATAATAATCTGATGCCATTAATGCACTATCTGTATATAAAGTAAGAGTTGGAGGACAATCAACTATTATAAAATCATATATTGTTTTTAAATCACCATCATCAATAAAATTTTTTATTCTTCTCACAAATGTATAATCACTTACTTTATTAACCAAAACTAAATTTAAATCTCCACAAAGCAAATCAAGATTTTCTGTTAAATTTACTATTAACTCTTTTGATTTTGGTATACTATATGAATGCATCATATCTGTTTGAGGCTTAAATAGACGATATATCGTTTTTTCATATGGCAAAACTTGTGTACTATAATAATTTTCTTCACTTTCATAATCATCATTCTTGTAACAATCTATCATAGCCTGGGTTGCATTAAATTGTGGATCAGCATCTATTAATAAAATTCTCTTACCAATTTCTGCTAAATAATCTGCAATGCCAATACTTAAAGTCGTTTTGCCAACTCCGCCCTTCATATTAATAATAGAAACTACCTTACCCATTTTTTCTCCCTTATAAACAATGTATATCTAAGATTAAATATTTTGATTTTTAAATAGTATTTAAACATTTGTAACAAAAAATATCTATAATATAAATATATTTATTATTCATATCAATAAATTCCCATTCATCAAACTTTAAAGTCTATTTTTCTTTATCCTTTTAATTTTCTACGATTTTAATTTTTATTTATGAAATATTTTATCATATTTCTTTGATACATGCCAGGACTTTTTTAACAAAACTGCCATAAATTTGTATACATGGCAGCTTATTATACATTTTCTATTAAAAGCCAGCCTATGCCTTGATATCTTTTTTAAACTCCTGCCAGATAACATTATTACCAGGAAGCCAGCCCTCCCATCCAGGGCACTGTTTGCCACAGACATCATAATGGCGTATTACATGGCTTGCTGGTATATGGTGTTTTTTCATCAGCTTTTTAACAAGCTTTACAGTTTTCTTATAAGTCTTGTCTGGTATCCTGCCACCCTGTGAACACATTTCAATACCTATGGAATTCCTGTTTGTTACAATACCATGGTACTTTGCTTTGCCACCGCTGTAGTCTTTGCCACAGTGCCATGCATAGCCTTTTGACGGGTCTACACACAGGTAAATCCCGTCATTGCCTACAAAATAATTAGCAGATGCGCCACGGTTTACAGACTTGAAATAATTTGTGTTTGCTTTTGCTGTATCTGTCGTGTTCCCTGTATAGTGCATTACTATCCATTCTGGTTTTAACCCCTTGTATTTTGTATAATTAACTAATGTATGGTTTTTATGTATTACCATTCTTTTTTCCCCTCTTTCTTTACTAAAAAAAATGCTGGCATATTGCCAGCACCCTTAGAAGTTATCATTATTATTTTACTTCTGGCAGCCCTGCAACAGATGTCAATAATGACACTATCCCTGACAGCAAAGCCGTCGATATTACCAGACGCCAGTTTACATTGCCCATTGCTGCCGCTGTGCCGATACCTCCAACCATTGCCTGTGCCACTGTCCTTGTGGCACGTATGGCAGCAGCTTTACATAATTCTTTGTTTATCATAACTATAATCCTCCTTATAATCCCAAATGTGTAGTTACAAGCCCGATTAGCACACCAATTATGGCAGTAATTATATTGAATAGTAGCAGCCTGCCTTGACATCACGCATTTTTACATAATTTCTTCCACTGTCAAATTTTTAATCAGGTGGCGCGGTGCCATTAATTCAGCTGCAAATGTATTGGCTTGCCATTCAGGATTCCGATACGTCGGAATATCCACACGGGCATATGATACTCTTTCTGGTTGGCCCATTTCCCATTCTATAAATTCAATAATCGGGAAATATGGCTCTTCTTGGCATCCTATTAACTCTCTTAAAGCAATTGTT